TGAGTAGTTCCACTATTAGGTGTTGGCGTGTAAGTACCTTCTTCATAGTCGTCAAGTGCGTTGGCTGTTGATGTGTCTCCGTTAAAGGTTATACCTCCGCCAGATAAAATTCTTAATTTTTCTGATGGGCTAGCACCATTAGCACCAGTATAAAAACTTAATGCTCTTGCATTATTTCCGTTTGTTCCGTTTTCTTTAAGTGCTCTTATTTCGCAAGAACCATTAGTATATCCTGTGTTACCAGTATTGACACGAAGTTCTATTGCAGTATTAGTATCTGCTGCGTACGAAGTTGTATCATAGTTTGCTAAAGAAAGAATCGCACCAGTAGAACCTTGAACATTTAATGCTTTTTTATATGACCAAGAGGAAGTTCCAATTACTATATCACCATTTTGATCTATGTTCATCCTTTCGGTCAGTACTGATCCGTCATGAGTTAAGAAACTAAGAGCACCGTGACGACTAGACTGACTTACATTAATACCATTAATCTGTGAAGTTACAAGTCCATCTGCTTTATAAAAACCAACATTTGAAAAGTTATTATCAGTAGCACTAGGATTACATAAGGTAACACTTGCACCATTGGCAGTTCCTCCTACTGTACTTGTGGATGATCTAGATACTGCTATTAATCCATTGCCGTTCGCACGAATACCATCTGAAGTGAAAGCTGTAACAGTTTTACCTATAAGTAAGTCTCCAGACGTATTTAGTCGCATTTTCTCAGCACCAGCTATATCAAATAACATTGATCCACCAGTTGCGTTAAATCCGGCAGAACCATTTGTAGCTACTTGTCCTATTTCTATTGAGGTATGACCAGAACCAGATCCACCACTAAACTTAGCTGCATAATCACCATCATTTTGAACTTCAAGCTTTCTATCAGGACTTGTGTTATTAATACCTAGTCTTCCATTAGAATCTATAATTACGCTTGACTCTGCATTTAAAGTATTAGCAGTACCAGAGCCAGTAATAACTCTGTTATCTGCGTTATTGTTTATTGTTGTACCAGTTATAGTTTCAAAGCTAGGGTCTGCTCCGTTGTTTGCTCGTAAGAACTTACCATCGTTAGATGATGTGCCGTGTGGAAGTTTAGCTAGTGTTACAGCTTGGTCTGCAATCTTGACTGTAGTAACTGCACCGTTAGCTATTTTAGCTTCAGTAACTGCACTGTTTGCAAGCTTTGCTTCTGTTACACCACCGTCTGCTAGTGCACCAGTAATGTATAGTATACCGTTCATAGCTGCATGACTGGTACACTGATAGTATAAAACATCAGGAGCATCGTGTTGTACTTCTACGATAACTGTACCACTACCAGCGTTGTTAGTTACGCCAGTGTTGTATGCAGTACCACTTGCTCCAGATGTACTTTGTATACGTATAGGATGAGCACCTGAGCCATTCTCGAATCTATACGTTTTACCTCTTGTAAGGTAAAGGGTAGGGTTGTTGACAGTGCCATTCAACCCTTCTCCTTGAAATGTGTAGGCACTAGAACCGCTAGCACCTATTGTAAAGACATGATCCAGAGCTATTTCATCTAGACCAGCCTTATTTATTTGTGTTAATGACATTTGATTTTATGTATAAGCACCATTGTAAGTACCAGATGTTGTACCGTTTGTCCAAGTAGCTCCACCATTATTAATAGCTTTTCCGGCAGCTCCACCGCTACCACCTACTCCGGGAGATCGGGGTGGCCAACCGCTTACATAACCACCAGTACCACCATCTGATCCAGCAGCACCTAAAGCTCCGCCGTCACCTCCGTTACCACCAGTACCACGATACGTATTTCCAGTTAGTCCATTTGTTCCACTGCCAGCAGATTGGTTGTATCCAGCACCTACTCCTCCAACACCACCTCTTCTACCAGATCGGGTATAGTTCACCCCATTTATGACTTGGTTGCCTGTCTCACCAGCACCTCCGCCGCCGCCGCCTCCGCCGCCGCCAGATATTGTGCCAGTGTTGTTTATGGTAGCTCCGGTAGATGCAACTGAGATACCATGTCCGCCATCTCCGCCATCACCACCATTTGGGCCTCCTTGAGGGACTCCATTACCACTAGAAGCACCAGAAGTACCTCCATGCCCAGTAATAGTTCCAGCATTATTAATGACTAATGTGTTTACCAAACCAGAAGAAATTAGAATAGCTGGATTACCCACTGTAGCTCCTACAGTTACACCACTATTTATGTTTAAAATCTTAGGTATGTTTGCTGTCCAATCGGTTCCAAAAAGTGTTGCAAGAACAAGATCTGTTGTAGTAGAACTGATAGTTTCTTCTGCCTCACCTTTTGCACCGAGACCTAAAAACATCTGTTGCATTAGCTTAACCCTGCTCCTGTAATATAGGCACCGCTAGTAGATGAAAAATAAAGAGTAGCTATTCCTCTCGTAGCAAGTGTGCGGTTTCCATTTGCTCCAGCATTAGCAGAATCATAAATAAGAACTCCTGATCCTTGCGTAATGGTCATATCTGAACCACTTGCATTGATAAGAGTTACTGCGTCACCGGGTGCAAATACATTATTAGGAACTGTCCATCCACCTGATGTACTAGGAACAGCTTGACCAGCATCACTAGCTACTAATGTATAGCTGCTAGTTTGAACCGTTCCGTATGGTATAGAACGTAAATCACCTTTGCTGTCTGATACAGAACCAGTTGCAGTTGCATTACCAGTAACTGTGGCTCCAGTTGATGTTGTTTCTAAACGTTTAGTCGATCCATGATTAAACTCACAAGAACCACCAGTATTAAACGCAGCCATTGTTACATCGCTAATACCAGTATGATCTATAAAGTTTATATTATTGCCGTCCGTTTTTAGAGATAGACTTAAAGATCCAGTACTTCTTATTATTGCATTACCGTTATTTGCTTGTTGAAATATCTCAAATTGATCTGAGTTACCTAATTTCAACATTGAAGTATTAGGTATATCTATATTACCTATTGCTTGAATATCTCCATTTACAGACACACCTGATGTGGTTGTTTCTAATCTCTTAACACCATTTTCATATAACTCTACTGATCCATCACATTCAGCAACAATTTGTTTTTCAGTACCATGTACTATTTCTAAATTAGATGTATTGTTGTCAATAATATTTTTTGTATTTGTAGAATCGTGGTAAATTAATAAATCATTACCTTCTCCAGCAACAAATCTTTTTGTAGCACCACCGCCATCATCACCTATAGAAAAATTACCAGCTGATAAAACTCCATAAGTTTTTGTTTCTAATTTTTTTACAGAATTATGGTAAAGTTCTACTTCTCCACCTTCAGTACATACTATAAAATTATTTCCATCGACTAGTGTTCCAAGAATAATATCATTATCACTGCGAATATTTAAGTTTCCAGTAGAGCCAGTTGTAGTACGAATTACACTATGTTGATTAGAATGATAGATTTCTAAATCTCCATTAGTACCAAATATTGCTTTATCATTATCAGCAAAATCAATATCGTGACCATTGCTTTGTAAGTCACCACCTAGCTGTGGTGTTGTATCACCAACTACATCTGTGTTAAGAGTATTACCAGACGCTGCTGTAAGCCGTCCCTGAGCGTCTACAGTAAAGCTTGGAATAGAAGTTGCTGATCCATAGCTACCAGCACTTACAGACGTGTCAGCAAGCTTTGCAGCAGTAACATTAGCGTCTACAATTTTTGCAGTTGTAACTGATCCATTCTGTAGTATTGCTGTTGTAACTGTATTATTGCTAGGTGTACCTATTCCGACTGTTGACCCGATGACAGTAACAAAGAGGCTAGCACCGTTAGCAGGGGCGGCCCCAAAAATAATGTCATTACCCACAAGAACGAAGCCCTCGCTTGGCTGACTGGATCCACTGTTAGGTTTCTGAATGACTCCATCGACGCTGACAATAAGTTGCTGTGCACTAACTGGGGCATCTGATATAGTAAATCTGTAAGCTGTTCCATTTGCTGTTGCACTTCCTCCACCTGTAGCAGATGAGCTAGATATTGTAGATATAAAAAAGTTACCAATCGCAGATGACTCTTCCCATGCAGAGTTTTGAGCAGAGTAAACCATAAGTTTACTGTTAGTTGTGTCGTACCATAAGTCACCACCATCTAGAGAAGATGTAGGTGCAGAAGATGACACTCTGTATCTGTTTGAGAATGAGTTAACTGTTGCACTGATAGCCTGTATATCGGCTGCACTAGCTAACTGTTTGTGGAATGTATATGTGTGTAAGGTTGATGTTGTTTGTACCTGTAAACCACTGCTTGCTGGTAATGTCTGACTATGTAATGAGCTAGGAAAACCAGTTATAGTTACAGTGTTACCTGTACCAGCACCGTTAGATATAGTTGCTACACCACTACCATTGACTGCAAGACCGCTTGCAAGTTGTGATATAGATACAACTGTACCAGCATTGTTGCTAGGATCAGGGTTGGCTGTAGGAAAGCTAGTCTCGTTTGCGATAGCTACAAAACCACCAAGAGCATTTGTTACAGACAATACAAGATCGTTTACAGCCTTTGATGTAGGTATACGAGTGTCACTGTTTGTAGTAACAGAAGTCTCAAGTGTAATACCGTCAAGCTGGTTTAGCTCGGCTGTAGAAGCTGTAAGAGCTGTACCGCTTGCTAGGTTTGACGCAGTTGTTGACTGCATACCAGCTAGAGTTTTTAACTCACTGTCTGCGATTTTGTTTGTAGTAACTGCATCGTTTGCAATATCTGCTGTAGCTATTGTTCCGTCAACAATATTTGCACTAGCTACTGTTATATCAGTCGGTAAAGCACCACTACCTAACTTAGCCATTGTAACAGCATCAGCTTGTATATGCTCAGTTCCTACAGCATTATCGGCTAGCTTTGTACTATCTATGATGTCAGCTTCTAGGTGTACTCTGTCTATAGAACCGTCTACATAGTGTTCAGAGTTAACTGCGTTATCAGCTAATTTACTGCTATCTATTATGTCTGCTTCTAAATGTACACGATCAATAGATCCGTCAGTATAGTGCTCAGAATCAACAGCATTGTCTGCTAATTTAGTACCGTCTATAGCGTCATTTGCTATTTTAGCTGTTGTAACCTGTAAATTAGCTATATGCTGTGTATCTATAGATCCGTCAACATAATGCTCAGAGTTAATCTGATCGTCGGCTATAAGTGCACTTGTAATGTTGTCAGCTTTTATTTTAGCTGTAGTAACTGCACCGTCTTTTATACGACTTGTTATAACTGTTTGATTCTGTTCTTCTTGTGCAGCAAACAGTAACTGCTCGTGGTTATTATTAAGGTCAGCTGCCTTGACTGATGACCCTGCCGTATATGTAGCCTTTGCACTATCTACGTTTGTATCACGAAAGATACGTATTGCTGAAGGGCTGCTTGGTATATTGCCTGATGTAAAAACTACATTACCTCCACCTGTAGTAGTGTAGTTTGTTATATTGTAGTGAGTACCAGATGACTTTATTACTTCATCTACTTCTACTTTTACATCTGACTCTTGTATAGAAGGGAAAGAAAACGACTTAGTAGCGTTCCCATCCCCAGTATAATCTACGAATGTTGTTGCCATTTATTTATATATGTTGAGGATGTTTGCTGTATCCGTACGTTTTTCAATACGTGCGATTTCTTTTTCACGTTGTTCTAGTATAACTCTTCTTACGTTTGGTTGACTGCTAATTTTAGCCCAAGCCTGCCTACGTGCATTGTAGAATATACGTTCTATAATTCTATTATGGTAGTAGTCTTTTACATCAAAATCACCACGTCTGCCAGATTTTATATCTGCACGCATCTGTTCTAATGACGCTAGTATCTTGGAATCGTCAGCTAGTTTGTCAAGTTTTAGTTCTAGATTCTGCTCACCTATAGCTTGTTGAAACAAAGATCTAATTACTGCATTATCTGTAAGCTTTGTGCCATCAGGTGCATAGTATGTAGATGTACGTAGATCATAGCCACTGTTAAATAGTAACTGTCTACCTTTGCTTTGTTCTAAGTTAAGTGTTACAGGACTTACAGCATTATATGCTCTTGTTAAGAAGTCCCAATCTTTGAGTGGTTTACCGTTAAGTATGTCATACTTTTTAGGTAGCTGTTGTGTACCAGCTATCTGTTCAGTAAGTAAGTTTCTGTTACGTATAGACTGTAGCACGCCTGAGTTTATCTCACGCATGTATGGTGTAAATAATCTACCAAGTTCGTTACGTAGACCAGCAAGAGGCACAGTGTTGTTAGCAAGAGATGCTACAATACGTGGGCCTTGCCCGGGTCTAGCACCAAATAAGTCTACGAATGACTGTATGCCTGCTAGGTATGACTTACTTGTAATTGCTTGTGCTATAACAAGAGATATCTTGCCTAACTGGTTTTCTGTCCACTCTTCACCCATCAGCTCACTTGCATCACCTACGTCAGCGATTGTAGACATAATAAGGTTGAATGGTTCAAAGTTATCGTAACCAACACGTACAGCACCTAGCTTTATAGTTCTTGGTTCCCACTTACCATCTATCCAAACCTGTCTCTTTTGCCTGTCAACTGGGCCGTTACCATTAAGATCACCACGCATCCAAGCATTGACAGCCATCATAACTACACCAGAGCCTATTGCCAATCGGCCTGTTTGTAAGGCACGTGCATTAGCAAGTTCTTCTGGTGTAAAGATACCATACTTATTTACACTTGCTAGGTCAGCTGGGTTTGCAAATGCTATGTCGTTAAACTCTTTGACTAAGAAGTTAAACCCGGGTGTATACTTACCTGTAAGAGCAAGACCGTTTACACCTGTTCTAGCAAACAAAAAGAATGGCTTGGCTAGAGGTGCAGCACTAAATACATCGTTTAGACCTTTTGCAAAGCCTGTAAGATCTTGTGTTAGTGTTACTTCTTTACGTGCAAACTTTGTAGCTTCGTCTATAATATTACCGTCTTTGTCAAACACCTGTGAATAGAAGTCGTCTTCATATGCTTTCATCAAGTCTTTGTTTATCTCTGGTAGTTTGATGCCGTCAACACTTTGCATTTCTAAGACTCTACGCATTGCTTTTTCACGCATCTTAGCACGACCAAGGATGTAACCAAACGCATCGTCAGTTGCAGCCATAATCTTTGTAGAGTATGTAAACAAGTTATTGTTGTTCATTTGTCTAGCTACGTTAGCCATACGAAATGCAGCTACTTCACCAGCGTCAGCTCTACCACTATCTTCTGCCCAACGACGTAGTATCTCCCAGTTGTCATCTGCCTGTGTATACTCTGAGAAACGTGTCTTGATTGTACGTATATCACCTTTCCAGTATGAGTTTAGTTTTTCTCTAAACAAAGTAAACGACTCAGGTATAGCTTCTATCATACCGTTAACAGCAGCTAGGCTACTTCTAACTGTAGCAGAGTCACCTTCAAATGGATAGCGTAGCACTGCTCCCAATGCTGAAGCTAGTGGTCGTAAGAATGATGCAGTAGATGTACCCATGATTGCTCGAACTGGTGTTTTAGGGCCTGATAGAATACTATGACTCATTACACCTTCTAGTTCACGAATTAGTGCACCTGTTCTAGCTGGGCCGTCTGGTGCTAATGAACCACCTTTAAGTATTGTACGTGCCCATCTGTCAAAATCTTCAAGAGTATTGACATCTTTCATCATAGAAAAAGCTTCAAACAACGCATTGAGTAGGTTGTCATCAGGATCATCTTTTGCTATCTTCAATACAGACATAATAGAGTCTTTTGTATCTTGCATTTCTGCTGTTACAACTTCATCTACTATCTGTGATTTTGGCTGTTTACCAGCTTGTAGCTGTCTAAATGCGTCAGATTTTAAGAATCTAGCTTTTTTAGTTTGGTACAAAGCTGTTAACATTGTATCTACAACTTGTTTAGCTGGGCCGTCTACATCGTCTAGACCAACTAGATCTGCTATTTCACGTCCAGCTGTACCTAAATCTCGTAGCTGCTTTAGTAAAGAGCCAACAACTAAATCACCTATAACAACATTCTTAGATGTCCATATCTCTATACCATCAACAACATCAGGTTGAGCTTCTAATAACTCTTTTAGATACTGTTGTGGTGACATTTCTATAGCATTTCTACCCTGTGTTATACGTTGATGACCTTCTATAGCTTCTCTCCATCTGGATGCTAGCTTTGGTACACTACCTTTTACAGCATCAAGTTCTGCTTTGAATTTTGCATCACTCATCAGGCCACGCATAATACGTTCTACTTGTGCTTCATCTGTAGCACCTTCCATAGCAATACGCTCACGTTCGTATGGTGTTGTTACAGAGCCAGTAGAGCCTTCTTCTGAACCCCACTCTTTACGAGTACGAGATAGCTGTTCACGAGCTTGTTGTGGTGATACCTCGGTTATGTGTGCCCCTTGGTGTGGTTGAGATATAGGTGCATTTTTATCTGCTCTAAACTCTACTTCGCCACGTCTTAGCTGTGCTAGTCCGTTTTGTACTGTTGCCTGTTTTAGATTTTTGTTTCTATCTTGTATCTGTTTTACAGCTTTTTTACCACCTCTTCCAAGTGTGTAAGCAAAACCGTCAAAGAATAGACCTATGCCCATACCTTCAACAATGTTCTTCATCTTCATCACAACTGGATGGTCAGTATCTTTTGTAGATATAGGTGTGTCCATCCAACCATAGCGGTCACGTAAAGCACCTAGAGCGTTCTGTTCATCTGACTCTTTAGATATAAGATCAGATACAGCTCCAACAGCCATACCTCTTACAACATTACCTTTAGCTAGTGCTATAAGACCGGCTGGCAAAGCAACTACACCTGTAGCTGCCGCAGCTTTTGCAGTTAGTATTGTACCAGCTGCTAGAGATCCAAAGTGTACTAGACCTCTAAGCTGTTTACCCCACCATGTTCTTGTTTCGATTGGATTATCGTAACCCCCAAAGGGTGTAAAGTCAGGTGTGTACGAACCAGTCTCTTCCCTCTGTTTTTGCATCTCCCCAGACAAAGCATCGACTGTACGTTCTGGAAACGTAGCAATAGAAGATGCAGTATCTTGTAAACCACCGGATAAAATAGACTGACCCTCTTTGATGAGTGCCTTAGCACCCCATGTATCGGAGTTGCGTGGATCAGCCTGTGTGTCAACGGCCTGTTGTTCAGCCTGAGCTTGCTCTGACTTTGCCTGTTCTTCGGCTATTATCCGTGCTCGATAGTCGTCAGATATGTCGTCAGCTACTTGACCTAGCTCATCGACCATATCGTCATCTATCGTATATTTTCCTGAGTCCATTAAATTGTTATTCCTCCAAAGTCATTCTCGACGTAATCTTTAATTAGTCCATCGA